AGAGTCTCTTGCTGCTTCTGCTGAAACTCCCCATTGCATGATTAATCCATTTGGTAATTTCGTCCACCCGTTTCCAGTAAGAGAACCAGTGAAATCTCCCGGTGCAACAGGAGTATAACCTAACGCAGTTGTTACTTGTGAGGATGAGATAGTACTAACTGACTGTGCGGTAGTAGCAAACGAGGCAATACCTGAGTTATCAGCATAGCCTGCATTAGTAGCGGTAGAGGCTGTGCCGGCATTAGTAGCATAGGTTGCATTAGCAACAGTACCTAACACGTTTGCCCCCGGTAGGTTTGTTAATCCACTACCGTTACCGATGAATATACCTGCACTACTTGTAATATTGCCGCCTGCTGTAATGTTTCTTGTGACTGCAACGCTTTGAGTCACTGAGGCATTACTAGCAACGCTTAGGTTACCGGAAACATTTGCTGCGCCACTAATATTTGCCGCACTACTTACATTCAATGCTCCCGCAATATTTGCACTGCCACTAAACGTTCCATTCAGCGCAGACAAGTTGCCTGTTATTGCTGAGTTGCCCGATACGCTGGAGTTTCCTAAAACAATTAGGTTAGCACCAACATTAGCATTACTATATGTTGTGATGTTACCTACAACTAGCAGGGTTGTTCCTATATTTGCTCGACTATTAATAATCACATTACCCGCAGTAAGATTAGCAGGTACAGTTAGACTTGAGTTTAAAGTCAGCGTTCCAGTAATAGTAGTGTTTCCACCGATAGTAGTGTTGCCACTGACGTTGAGATTTGCAACAACAGTTGAATTACCGGTGACACGAGAATTACCAGTAACATTTAAATTGGCGCCAATGTTAGCATTACCACTAGTGGTAAGCGCAGTTATTGTTCCATTGCCGGAAATAGCAATGTTGCCACCTACTAATGCATTACCAGTAACATTAGCATTTCCACTAACACCCAAATCTGCGCCAACGTTTGCATAGTAACCAATAGAAATGTTGTTAGAGGTAGCGTTACCGGTAACACGTAGATTGCTTGAGATGTTGGCATTGCCTGTAGCATTAAGATTTCCGGTTAAGTTAATATTTGCTGTTACATTAGCGTTACCTGTCGCAATTATGTCTCCGACAGTTGTGATGTTGCCGCCTGTCACGTTTCCTGTTGCTACTACTCGGCCAGCAGTTATGATATTGCTCCCCGTGACGTTTCCTGTCGCAATGAATAAACCTGCTGCACCCAAATTACCCACGTTAGCATTGCCGGTAGTAGAGAGTGTGTTAGAGCCGAATGCTGCTAAGAACGTAGCAACATTGCTATTTCCGTATGATGCAGCCGCAGCCGCAGCCGCAAACACTCCGTTACCATAAAGAATGTTACTCGCATTTCCGTCTTTGTTAATTACTGCAATATTACCGATACCACTTACATTGGCTACTGCAACTGAGTTAGCAATAGCAGCATATCCAACTTGACCGCTCACGTTAGCACCAGTTAGTGAGCTTAGTGCTGCTCCGTTTCCGAAATGATTAGCAGTTACGTTGGCTGCGGTGATGTTGCCAGCAGTACCTAAGTTACCTACGTTAGCATTACCAGTAACTGAAAGTGTGCCGCCGGTTACTAGGTTGCCGCCTGTTACGTTTCCTACAGCGACAATAAGTCCGGCAGTACCTAAATTACCTACGTTAGCATTACCGGTTACTGATAGCGTCGATGTAGTTAATAGTCCAGTAGCTGCGTTGAATGAGATATTAGCGTTAGATGCTAATGCATAGTTTGCGCTAGTGTTAGCACTTACGAATACCGGATAGAATGTGCCAGTTGTCTGCGTGGTTACTGCGCCAAAGTCAGAAACATTTGAATAAGCAACATTAAGGTTAGATACACGAGTAGTCGAAGTGACTTGAATAGGAGGAGTACCAGTAGTAATGTTTGAAATTAATCTAGTGCCAGTCACAAGACCGGCTGAGTTTAAGTTTCCAACATTAGCATTACCAGTTAGAGTCATTATGTTGTTAACAAAGTCGTAAACAAACCCTGATGTACCGGCTAATAATCCACCGTTGTTATATTGAACAGTAGTGTTCGTACCATTGGCTACTCCAAACCCTGATCCTCCGGATACATTAGATATAGCTCGGCCGCCTTCTTGATAAACGTTTGCGGTCAGACCAGTTGTAGTTTGAAGAACAACAACATTTGATGCGTTACTATCCGCAGATGTCGCAATCTTAATGGTTGTTCCGGTCGGAGGCGAACCAAGTACATAATATGTTGTATTAGCAGTGATGCCGCTAGTACTCAGATTACCAGTGAACTTAACAGCAGAGTTAGCAGTAAACTGTGCTGAATTACCGACGGTGATTCTATTTGTTGATACAGTTGTACCAGTTACTGTAGTGTACGCATATGCACTATACGAAGATGAGTCTACACCTAGAGAGAATGAATTTGAAGTTATTAAGGTGATAGTATAAGTATTACCGTTAAGTTCAGTCATGCCCTGAGCATTAGTAAAAGTTACTGAAGCTCCGTTGGGGAAATAATTGTTGCCTACCGTAGTAACAACTGCAGGGTTTGCTTTAGTGACATTCAATATATCTGCAACGATAACTGATTTAGGAGTCCAAGATAGATTACCGGAACCGTCAGTTTGAAGCACGTATCCACTGGCACCACCGTCAATTTTAACGTTACCTGCATCACCTAATGTAATGAGGCCACCGGCGTTGCCGCCACGATTAACCCAATTAGTACCATCAAATGCTAGTACTTCCCCGTTAGCAAGAGAAGCAGCAGTTATATTAAGATTTCCTACAGCTCCGTTAATCTGACTAAAGCTAATCGCTGAATACGCAGTAAGGACTTCGACGTTTTCATTCGGAGTTGTCTTACCGATGTAAAGTCGTCTCTGATCTGACGCCCAACCGAACTCGGCTTCGTCTAATTGCGGCAGGTCTACTAAATTACCTGAACGCTGCTGTATCTTCGAAATTTGTAAAATTGCCATAAGAGTAATCTTCACCCATTGATATACTCTTATTTATGCTTTATGTATTCTAAATCCTCATAGGAATTTGGTATAATATTGTTCTAGTCGCTTGTACCACATATCAGTGTACTTGTCAAACTCATTACCTTCAATGATGAACTCTAGGTACTCAGGTTTAGATAACACGCCGCCCACTAGTTCAGGCTTGACGCACATAAAGATGACGCCCTTGCGTATCTTTGTACCATAGACTTCGTTGTGAGCTAGAGCATACGCACAAGTCTGAACAAAGTAATCATCGATCCATTCACGCTTCTTAGGCTTGTTTGATTGCTTGTGATCCATGATAGCCTCGTCACCGTCATGAACACCACACAAGTCAGTTGTTCCTGCATAGACTTCAGGGAAATATAAAGAGACTTCAGTACCCCAAAACTCATCGCACTTAATCAAACCCTGTTCGATGATTTGAGTAGCCATCAAATGACTCTGTTGACTGTACGGATTGCTGCCGGGTTCCCCTCGCTTGTCTTCATTGATGAAGTCTTCGATCCACTTGTGCATACGAGTTCCTCGGCCCGCTGCTTCAACCGTGATCTCTTGAGCCTTTTTATAGCCAACTCGCTTTCGCCAGTTTTCTAGTGCTTGCTTAGATTCTTCTGATTTAGTTGCATCTAGGATTGTTGTTACACTGGGAACTTTGAATCCGTCAGGAGTAATGTATCTACGTGAACCGTCAATATTTACTTTGTTTAATTGTTTATAAGGGTATTTGTTTGTTATTGCCATATCTTACTATAGCAGAAATAGTAAATGAGACAACTGAATTGGTTAAATTTTCATCGCACGTTTAGCCATATTTGCAACTGTCTTATCGTTGTCTGGCGTGGCTGATTTATCTACTGTGTCTTCTTTTTGACCCTTGAATACTACGTGATCACCTTGAATATTTTTGATCAAGCCTTTGAGAGGAGGGGTCTGTATCATGTTGTATAGATCATTGACATCTAGAATAACGTCATAGTGTTGGAAGTAATCCAAAAGCTCATCAACGGTATAGTCGTCACCGATCTTACCGTTGTCCAAATCGTTTTTCAATTGATTGGTAAGAGCGACAATCTTTGCTACAGTAACATTATCATCGTCGAATTCAAAGAGACGCATTAGAATCTCTTTGCGCGGCCAACACTTCCTGTCTGCATGTCTGGTTCTTCTTCCGGAGCAGGTGGAAGTTCTTCTTCCGGAGCAGGAAGTTCAGCCATTGCGTCTGCATCTGCTGCTGCATCTACATCCATTGCATCTTCTGCACCAGCAAGATCAGCACCGAAGCCAGGACCTGCTTGACCAGTGATGCTGTTCAATGCAGTTTGTAGTGTGTTCTTAGTTTCCAATAGTGCAGTGTTAAGAGCAGATAGAGAACCTGAAACTTGACCGTTGAAAGTAGTGCTTTCGTTAGCACCAATTTCTGACTGAATTGAATCAACAAGAGCAGGAAGTTCCTTAACAAGCATGTCGTTAACGTCTTCGTACATCTTCTGAATTGAATCAACCATGTCTTGAGCAGCAAGAATGACCTGTGACTTTTCTACTTCTTCATTTTCGAAAACAATACGAGGAGTCTTGATAGTTTTGAGGTGCTGAGTTAGAGCCTGTTCCATGAACAATGCCTTCAGATATGATGGATTGTTCTGAGTCTCATAGAAGTTCGGTGACTTCTTTGATTCTCTGATCAACGTGTGTACTTTGTTGAGCATAGCACGAGTCTTTGCTCCGTCCAATACAGATACGTCAACTCCAAAGGAGAAGTTTTCTTTCAGCGCCTTTGCTGCAACGTTCTTATTTTCTAAATCATTAAGTTTCATGGTTAGCTCTTCCGTTTTGATTAAGTATTTATCACAGACATCTAATTTTTGTTTGGTTAGTCTGATTAAACTTGCTAGTCTGGATCATCTTAGAACTATTTATATAAGATTTGATCTCATCTAGGATTTGCTTTCTCTTTCGAGTATCTTCTTGCAGCTTGGTCACATAAAGCCATTTGGAATCTCGTCCTAAATGCTTACGCACAAGCTGTCTATGAACTAGCAAATCCATATAAATGCTAGACAACTGCAAGTCTAGAGCTTGCACCCTTTTAGCTTCTCGCATCTTTCCTGCATGATGCAAGGTGCACCAAGCTACTGCGTTTCGTACAGTCTCAAACTCAACTGAAACACCCTTACTGAAGACCTTAAACCATCCTTGTTTAGTGGGTGCAATAGTGTATTTTCCAAACAGAGAATATCTACCGGTTTGGTCTTTGGTAATCAATACCTCTTTAAGGTCAGACTTCAACTCGTCTTCAAAAAATTGATTTAGCTTGATTTCAGTTTTCATTACATTACCTCAAAATAAATGTTCTTTAATTCTTCAGTGGTATCCATAAACGCGGACAAACCACTTATCTGAGTTGGACAGGAAATCATCGGAACTCCTTTACAATCATTGTACAGTGCTGCTAGTGATTCTGTTTCTCTATCAAATACGCTAGAATGTTGAACTTCAAATTCAAATTTCCAGCAATAGCTAGTAGTATCTTCGTTCGGGGTATATAGAAAGCCAAATAAGTTAAATTCGTCTTCAGTCATTTCTACCTTAGTGGGAAATCTAACAACTTCTGGCTGAGAACGCATTGAGATAACTTGTAAAATTGTGTCAAAGTTGCATTGTGTATTACGCTTATTTAGCCAACCCTCAATATCATCCTGATTTGGTTTGGAGCGATTCATCACCCCTGTTTGGGTTATGTCAAAAAGAGTGTAACAACATAAACGATGCATGTTACTATTTAGAGCCAAAAAAACCCGGGGATAAATTAATACCCCCGGGTTCTTGTCATAGTAGATTTACTAACTATTAGTTAGTGAAGGCTGCGGTAGCTGAACCAGTTACTGTGTTTGCAGTGCCGGCTGCTGTCAATGCTGTGCGGATAGCAGCAACAACGTTAGCATTTGCACCAAGCGAGTTGTCTACAGCCCATGAACCAGTTGGGTATACAGCGAATGCAACAGTGTCAGGACCAGCAGTTGTGAACTCATAGATGTAAACAGTTGCAAGCTGCTGAACTGTCTGAACCATTGTGTTAACCTGTGCGCCAGTGAATGCGCCAGTTGAAGCTGCTGAAATCGTGAAGAAGTCAAGCTTTGGACCCTGTGGCTGAACAGTTGCGCCGGATTGAACTGCGTTTAGACCTGAGTTAGTGTAAGCTGCTGCGTCTAAGCGTAGAACTGGTAGATAGTCACCGTTTGTCTTTGTAAATTGTGCCATTTTATTTTTCCTTTAAATGTGTGAGCGTCTTCGGCTCATACATTTATTTATTCCAGGTAGAAAAAAAAGTCGGTTTTGGTCAACTTCTATTAACGGTTTTGCATTCCTGCAAGAGGTTGACTAGCAAATCTTCCGGCACCTGGTTCAGCTGGCTTTTCCGGGGTAGCCGGAGCAGGTCCTTTAGGAAGTGCGTCAGCGATGCCAGGGGGAGTGTTCTTAGATACGCTAGCAATAGAGAACATAGCAGTAGCTAGAGCAGTAAGTGCTTTCTTTGGATTCTTATAGTTAGCATCAACTGCTTGAACAAGCGGTTCAATTGTAGCTGCCTTATCATGCCATTGAACAGGACCCATATACTTGTCCAACCAAGCCTTGATGAAATCTGTAACAGTCATCGCATTAGGATTAGCGGCAACCGGTTGCTTCTTTCCGAATCCGAACAATTCGTTCACAATTCCTTCGAACACTTGATCCATCTTCTTGAATTCAGGAGTTGCGACTGGGATTGGATTGCATCGGCTGAGGAATACACCAGATTCTCCTGCACCCTCATATAGACGAATACGAAGACCTAAGTTATCCCATGTTAAGCCATGCTCTCTTAGCATGTTAGTGATTGCACGATACACGCTCTGAGTCAAGAATCTTTCGCCAGCCTTGCTACTTGCGTTCCAAGTAGGAGCGAGTTTACTTACGTCATATCCAGCGTTAGCAAACTTAAGAATCTTGTTTGCAGCATAAGTGCCGCTTTCTTTGTCACCCTTGGCTAGCTTGGCCATATCACTGTTCAGTTCCGTGGCAAACTTAGCTGGAAGAGGCTTTGCACCGGGCTTCGGTTGAAGCTGACGCATTTGACCCTTGATATTTTCATAAGGATCAGTTGCGGCTGCATTCTTTCCTGCAGGTGCGTCACCTGCGGGTGCAGTCGGAGCTGCACCGCCACCCGGAACAACTGTACCTGATTGAAGTCCGGTAGTCAATGAAGATAGTGCGTCAGCAACAAAGTCTTTAATGAAGATATTTTTAGCTAATTGAGCTTTGGTAGTCATTCCAGACTTAAACATACTCTGTAGGCCAGCAGCACCATAATCACCGATCAGGGCGTCTAGAAATCCTTCATTAATCTGAGGTTTTGGCTTTTTGAATTCATTAATCTTCATGTTTCTTCCTTAAGCTCTTAGAAAATCTTGCTTGATCCTTGCTCTTGATTGCACTTAAAAGCTTCTTTTCAAGAAGTTCAGCCTTGTCGGAAGAATAATGTTTCTGCATTAATTCAATTAAATTAATTGCGCTGGCAATAACATTCGATGCCCGATTCTCAATAACATGGGAAATGTCACGAGTATCGCCATACGCTTGCAGTTCTTCTAAAAGGCTCTTAGTCTTTTTTTGCATAGTTTAAGGATCCTATAGTCTTATTTAGTCTAAGAACTTAAAATTATTTCTTTAGAGAATTAAGCAATGACTTGAGTTTAGCTGACTGTGCGTCTACTGCTACTGGTTTTTCTGTCTGATCTATTGTACCTTGCACAGTATTGTTCACTGATCCTACTTGACTAGTAGTCTTGATCTTATCCATTATTTGAGATGGAGTTGCTTGAGTATTCTTATCCCCATCCGGATCATCGTCTGTGATACGCATAGTTTCGATGTTATATTCTAGATCGATCTTCATACCAACACCAGTAGAACTACGAGACTTCATACATTGAATCTGATACTTACCACGTTCACGCATAGACCTAGATGTAAAGATACCAAACACATAGTCAGCAGTATTGATCTTAGAGATACCACCTGCGATGTGACTGTGATCGAATTCGATTTCTTCAACTGCTGAACGATTCAACTGAGATGCAGTGATCATGAGAACACCCAACTCTTTCGACAAGTTGCGAAGTTCTTCTGATACATACTTGTCCTTGATGAACTGATCACTAGGATTGACCTTGATGCTGACTGGCATGACAAGATCAAGATAATCGATCATCACGAAGTCGATCTTGATACCAGTCTGAATCTGTACTTCCTTGATGTATGCTCGAATCGCATTCACATTAGACTGTGCAGGGAGACCCTTCACACGATACTGACCCATCTTCTTACCAGCCATCTTGACCTTCAGTTCAGCATCATCAAGATTCTTACGAATGTCCTTCGTACTCATGCTTGTAAGCATGGCGTCAGTACGAAGCGAAGTCAATTCTTCTGAAAGTTCAAGAGTCACATAGACTCCACTTAGTCCTTGCTTCAACCAGTTAAGTGCGATGTTCATCATGACCAGCGACTTACCAGAACCTGAACCACCTGCAAAGATGTTCAACTCACCTCGACTCATGCCACCGTACATGACACGATCAAGCTGGGGCCAGCCAGTAGACACCTGCCCGCCTTGATTGAAATACTTGTTGAGACGTTCTTTAGGATCAGCAAAGTAGTCTGTACCCATGTCACGCTGTAGCGAGATTTGAACAGCATCTTTGATCAGCTTTTCTACCGGATCGAAGTCACCTTTCTCAAGCATGTCTGCTGCTTTGAGAATAGCTCGTTCAAGTTCCTGACGCTTAGTGAACTGTTCGAATTCTTCTAGGAACCAATCATAGTGTCCCTCATCAAGTTCGGGAATAGCTTCAACTTCTACTCCGGTCGTCGCTTTGATCTGAATTGGGTCTGGCATAATACTATACTTCGTAGTATGCTCAACCATGAACTCCGCGACTGGACGAAGCGTTCTATCGAAGTTCTCTGCATTCATGATGTTCATAACACGAGTATACAACTCTGCGTTAGTTACCATCATTCTCAAGAACAACGCCTGTACGTCTGTGTTATATTCTTTTATCAAGTTTAGTTCTCGCTATCTGAATTTTAATCTTACTGTTCGTCGCGGCCTGCAATATACTTAGTAGTGTCGGAAGTCTGCCGTATTTTACTACAGCATCATTAACATCTTTTACGTCTGGTCCCCAATCGGGTAAACTAACCTGAAAGCCCAATTCCAAAGCCTGATCACATATTGCTAGACCAGTCTTATCCTGATCGGGAACAACAATGATCGTCTTGTTTAGGTTTCTCAATAAGTCAACTTGCGTCTCTCCTATCGTATTAGTAGTCAATGCACACCCATTGATACTCAATGCATCAAATATGCCTTCTACTACGATACAGCACTCCCACTCTGGCTTTTGAAAATCATAACCGAATATGTAGCCGGACTGTTGATCCGATATGAACTTCGGGGTACGATTGTCTAGGTACCTGCTTGTGCTACCCACGATCTTGTCATTGAATGTAAAAGGTATGATGATCCTGTTAGAGTTCCTACCTTCTTCATTCGGTGTTACCATATAAGGAAAGTCAGCGTAATGCAATCCACGTGCTGCTAGATAATCTATGAATACTTTATGATCAGGATTATTTGCATCAATTAGGTCAGCTTCAGGAAGTTCTACTTCTTCAAACTTGACTTTCTTCTTTTGCTTGATTACCCTAGTCAAGTCTAGCAAGTCTCTGTGTTGTAGACTTTCTAGATTCCACTTGTTTATCTGACTCTCATCAACTCCCAACCAGTTCAACATCTTCTTCGTGTTGCTAGTAAGTTGTCTACCTAATGTAAATCCACATTTGAAGTTACAGTTGAAACAGTGATAAGACCAGTTCTCGCCGTTGGACTTTATGCCGCCACGCATACGCCTGTCTTGTTTATGCCCGAGGTGATGGCAGCACGGAGCGTTGAAACTAATCCAACCTTTGCTCGTGCTTTTCTTTTTTCCCGGAATAAAAGACAGGATATCAAACATAAGTCAATATAACATACTTGACATAAAAATCAAGTATTACGGTTAATTAACGGGATAAAATGTTTGTAACAGCGCCAGCGTTGCTAGTGAACGACATGCGAACATATGGATGGAAGCCTCTAACAACATAACCTACAGTTTCAGTTACGTTAGCTAGATCAACGTGTGCTTCAATAGGATACCAATCTACATCTGGCTGACAGGACCCTTCAATCAATACGTTACCGTAATACTCATCATAACGAGCTTGGATAGTCAGAACAGGATTGTTATTGGTGTAGATCGGACTCGTGTGATATCCCAGATTCTGTCCATTGCCAAAGTAGTCTAGATTAGCTTGACTTAGATTAGGGAAGGCTTGTCCAGTGGGAATAGTAACGGTAGCAGAAGGTACGAAGGAAGGGAGGACCGAATTAACGATGTTCATATCCCCTCTTGCCCCTGCGTTTTGATCAACGAATACAGGATAATCAAATTCTTCTACTGGAATCTCAAGCGAGTAATGTGCTTTCTGAGGGTCAATTCCCTCAATCTCAGCAGGGCTTACGTTCAATACCGCGATTCCAGTTAGTGGCAATTGTAAAGTTAATGCTTTGTTCAATAGAACAGCGGCACCGTTGTAGCTAATAAGTCTAAAAGTGATTACTTTTCCAGTAATGTCTACTGGCTTCTGTTCCTGATTTAAGAACTGAAACTGAATCTGATTGTCTACACCCTTATTAAGGGTTAGGGTTTTAGCATACTGTGGCATATAGGCTCTCGGTGAATATCCTGAAAGGAGAACAACAATCTGACGTTGCGTGTAAATAAAAACTTGTGTACTGTAAGCCATGCAATGTTGCTATCCCTGTTGTCTTGTATTTATCATCCTAGCGCAGCTTATTGCCTAATATTAAATATTCACTTTGGTTTTCCAAAACTAAATAAACTAAGATATGAACAACGAATTTTTTAGAAAACTTAGTGAAAATCATCCCTTCATTTCTATATGTTCCTATGCCAGTCAAGACTACGTAGGGATCATTCAAAACCGAGACGACCTAGTTACTACTATGTACGATTACGGTGCGATTGTTCCTGCTGATCTTAAGGCTAAGTTCTTAGAATTAGGGGAAGTATGGTGGTGGGAATCTAATAGAACAATACCCATCAATCTCTTTCTAAAAGATGACTGGTCTATATTCAAGCCCTTTATCAGGACTTTCAACAACAAGAGTTTAGATATACTTCACGGTCCAGTCGTAAGCATGACTGACTTCACTAAAAAGAGAACAAAGAGAAGATCAATTACTCTAGTTAAGCGGATGCCCTAGACTTCTTCTTCAATTCTTTTTTACGCTTATCTTTAGCCATCATCAGCGTAGTATCACCTGCTCGTTGGTCAAACGTAACACCCATTAAATGATCAAACTCGTGCAAGAATACCCGAGCTTCCATTCCCTCTAATTCACGCTCAACATGAATCCCATCGGTGTTGTAATACTGCACAATACATGCAGGTGACCGCTTTACTTTCAACCAAAGATCAGGAAAGCTGAGACAACCTTCTAGGTCAAGTACACGCTCTTCGGACAGAGACACAATCATAGGGTTGATGCAAGCGATTAACTTAGTGAAGTTACCCATGATGAAGATGCGCTTCTTGATACCAACCTGAGGAGCAGCAAGACCGACTCCGCCGTTCGCAGCCATAAACTTTGCCATCTCCGTGACAAGTTCGGTCGGGTCACCGTCAACTTCGAAGTCCCATAGATCAGAAACTTCTAGTAATTGTGGATCGTTTTCTTTGAGTAATTCTAAATTCATTATTGTCTAGCCTCTTTAAAAGTCATTTGATCAATTAGTTCGATATCGCTATCAGTTTCTATCCATGCTCGGGCGCCGCAAGTTAACTGACTGCCGTTGTACACTAGTTTGCTAGGGCCATTGATGATGACTTCACGAGCATACAAAGTTTTACCTTTGTCTTTGATTGTATAGACAGGACGATTCTTACCATCCTTTGCGTTCATAGCAATATGTTGTCGGTTAACGTGGATGATTTTCACGCCCCAAATCCTTTCACAATTCCGTAAATTAACACTGCGAGAATAAACACATTGCAGGTTAGCAATGCCATATCTCTATCTTTGTATGAAGCATATGCCCACAGTGCAGTTCCAATAAACCCAATGATCATGTCTTCAACGTGATAACCGAACGCACGAAGAATAGTTGCGATGATAACGCCTGCCGTTCCTAGCCATTTAACTATTTCCATCGGCGTTCTCTTTTAAAAGGTTCATATGCACGACAACCAATTGTGCATAAGCTACAGCGTGACTACGCTTGAAGCTGTATCCAGACTGATCCTTATCCCACACAGTCTCGTTAATCTCTTTCCACTTCTTACCAAGCAGATGACGTTTTGCAGGACGAATCGCTGCAAGAAACATTGCAAGACGAGGGATACTATCAATGGGTTCAGGCATCCTACGCATTAGATCATACGAGTTTCCCAAGTGAATAAGTTTTTCTACAGTTGCTTTATCTCTCAGCACTGACCAATCTGGGTCTTGCATCAATCGTAGAAGATGCGCCTCATCCTGTACCTGATTGTAGACATGTACGTTGAGTAAGTCTAACTTGAAATATCCTCTGTCTTCTGCTTCTGCATAGTGCAGAGAAGACATATCGTTGATAGGATCGTAGGGTATGTCAGTGATATACACGCCAGTTGGATGCTTACGAATTGGATTGACATTACGCATAGATGCAGGGATATGCTTGATGACCGTTAACAGTTTGTCACGGTCTCCCAAGTCGATATCGATATCAGAATCAATTCTCATCTACATCCATTTCAATATAAAGTAAGTATATAACTTTTCGTCAATGATTTCAAACTTATCGGTAATTCTTCCATCAACAATGTGCATCTTGAGTCCGTAGTTACGTTCTACATATGCGAGGAAATCATCAGTATCAAACTGACCTTGCAATGCATCAACGTTGGTTAGATACTCTGAACGAATATCTCTGAGGACTTTCCAATAGCCCCAACGATTCTTACGAAACTCAATGTCAGGATCATCAGGATCAAAGTCCTCAAACTCAATTGGGATTTTCATCGAAGATGAGTGAAGCCTGCTGAAATGAGTTTCTGATAAGCCTTCTGCACAACAATTGCCTGACGTTCGGCGTCTTCGAGTGCTTTGTGTGAAGTCACATGTCCGCCATCCTTCAGCGAGACTCCTGCAATTTCATAGATAGTACGACAGTCACGAATATTCCAAAACTGCCAAGGATTCTTAATTTCCAATTCGCGGAAAGAATTTTCAGCAACCATGATATCGAAGACAGAACCGTTGCTCCAAACCTTGTCAGCACGATTCCAGCAGAACTTGTAAAGCTGCTCCATGCAGTCCCTGTAAGGAATACGATTCTGATCGCCCATCGCTTCTTCAATAGCAGAAGGACTTTGTTCGCTCCACCAACGGAGGGTGTCATCGCTGATGCTACGACCATAGTCATCGGTCTGCTCGTCCATAGTAGGACGAAGTTCAATGCGGTCAATCATACCCACACCGCGTGGATCGAACAACACTGCACCAATTGTGAGGATCACAGTTGACGGTGCGGTGTCAAGCGTTTCCATATCGATCATTACGTGATTAGCCATTAGAACTCCAAATGTTATCTATCTTCTTTACATCTTCAACTATAGCACCATCTAGGTAATTAAGCAATAGTGCAGGTCTCGGTTCGGGTAAATAATTTGGCATACTGCTGTGAAGCAATCTGCAATTGTACATCAGCACACTGCCCTTAGGCATGGTTAACTGCTCATAAAAATCCCAAAAATACTTGTTATATGCACTATTATAACACAGGTCTATATCCCAATCAGGTTCATGACTGTTTGGTACAAATCCAGTAGAACCCATGTCAGGCGTCATGTCTTGCAGTGCAACGATACACTGAACTCCTAGCAATCTAGTATCAGTATTCCATTGCTTGAATCTATGAGGAGTGTCAACGTGCGGGTTAACCAACTTACTGTCACCGTTGATGGTTACAATGTCACTATAGTAGAAGTGTGCGTTGTTTAGTTCTTCGCTTACCCTCGGGAATAAGATATTGTTGATAGCTTTGATTTCGAACCAATCCATAAGTGACTGGCTCCACCAAATACTGATGTCATTATCTAAATCATAAATGTCACCGCGTTCTGCATATACTTTACCAGCGTCAATTGCCCGTATCGGATAGAGTTTATCCAGTTTAGAATTGATGCTATCTATTAGGTTAGCAGGAACCGCATTTTCAAGGAACAAATAACCTTCACCTTCAGTGAGTTCATTCATTCACATAGCTTCCAAAAAACATAGGTCTTTTCATCAAGTATGATATAGCCGGGAACTTTGAACCACTCTCCTAGGTACTTGGGTTTGCCTAATCTTTCGAGGCACCATTTCTCTAGGTCTCCGGGACCCATACGTTCTGGGCCAACGGGGATTCGAATGAATAGTCTGTCTTCCCAGACACCATCCACAGCAATCTTCTTTTTGATCTTCTGTGTCTGAGGCACCACATCAATGATTTCATCTTGATAGGGTCTTATCCCCAAAGAAGTCTGAACCATATAAAATCCCTTTCATATCTAAACTTATAGCGTAGATCATTGCCACCGTAGTACCATCTACAGTGATGTTCACATTTACCTATGTGATCACGAATCCAGTCAACCATCTCTGCATGACGTTTAATGCTTTTAGCCGGATTGTGTTCATATATATGAACTTCGTACCAACCCGGTTTAGTTAATTCCCAACCATTTTTTGAGTCATAGTTATTCACATATACCTCAGTAGAAAGAACACATACTTTTTTTCGTCAGTTACTTCAAATGATTTGTCTGGCCAATTTAGTAATTTCAAACCACACTTGGGGACTGATATCTTGTTACAGTAATCATTGGATATACCAATCTGCTTCCAGTCATATGCTTCTTCAATAAGCATGTCTTGCCAAAGATCAAACTGTTTTGGATTCATATGAAAGTAACGATTCACATCCACCTCAACTTAAACCAGGACACGCTTTCCTGTGTCTCAAAGAGATAGGCATAAATCGTATCAAAGCTCAGTGAAACGTCTGATACGTCTGTTACTGTTACACCAACAAAATCAGGTAGTTTTCTAGCCCATTCCTCAATCTCTTCCGGATTAGAAGGATCTGAAAGAAGAACAGTATACGGGAACAGTGACATTAATAGCCAGCCTGCTTGAGCAAATCCTTTACTTGTGTAGCAATGCCCACGTTGCGCTTGAACTTGATAGCCCACTGTTCAGGGTTGATATAGTCTATAATCATCTTCTGTTGCGACTCATCTAAATCTTCAATTAGCTTGATGCCGCTGTCACTATGATACAACATCCAAGGACTGATCTTTCCAGCAGTGATTGCGTATACTATCCTGTTTCGATTTGCATAGCGTAGGCAGTCTTTCGTTTCGATTCCCGCTGTCTTTGCAAGTTCAATAGTATTCTCAATGCTACGAGCAACAGCATCCATTGGGTCTTCATCCTTTAGATACTGAATGAGAAACTTGGTGTAGTTTGTATCACTGCACCAGCTATCAATCTTCACATTGTTCTTAAGCAACCAATCAGCATAACGGTTAACATTCAAACAATGAATGCTAACACAATAATGACCGAACTTCACGAATGCAATATAATACGCAGACTTACTAAAGTCTAGGTATGTCTTCTGCTTTTTAGTTGCAGTATTCTTTGCATAGAAACGAAGCCAAGACTGAAAACCGATACGGTTGCCAGGCAAGTCTTTATCCTGCCATCGGCGCTTATTCTCGCAAAGATGCTTCATCATGGTTGTCTCACGTTGAAACGATCTACTGCAAAACTCGCAGCTAAATTCTGTGGACTTAATTGCCCCAGTCTTCTTCATACTGTTTAATATCTTCGTCTGTAGTAAGGTCACTTAACAATTCAATCTCATCAAATTTTAATTCGGGGAACTTCTTAGCAAGATACATCTTTTTCTTATGATTGTCAACATACACCTCACTAAGAAGGGTTAGATCACCGTCACCAGTTTTAGGATATATCTTCTTGAAGTATTCCTTGATTTCTTTTTGCTTTGGACTATCAAGCAAGCGAGTTACACGTTCTCTGATATGCGGAATCCACTGATGAAACTGTTTACCCAAGCCCGGGCTTGCAGCACACAACATAAGCCATTGAAGCTTAGGATGCTTCTGAACATTCTCATTGAACAGATACTTGTTAGCATGGTATTCAGTGCTTTGAAGATAGTAAGACTGAACGTCTGAACTAGCTTTGACTGCACTAATCCAATGAAGCATCATGAACGGCACAAACTTCTTTTGCTGTTCAGGAGTTAATCTATCATAATACGAGTAGTCCTTTTTGTCAATAGCCGTTAGGGCGTCAAACAAGTCAAAATCTTGACCTGTGAACTTTTCGTCTGCTGATAGTTTCTCTTTAGCCATTAAGAGCGCAACGCTTCCAAAGTGATAATGTGTTCGACAGTCTTCCCCAAATCATCAAAGTCAGTGATGATAGTCAGATTAGGACCAGCAGTGTCATTATAGCGTTCATTCCTGCTATGTTCAATGATCCATCCGCCCGAAGCAGGATAGATAGCAAAGCGTACACTCGTTTTGGGAGAAGGAGTATCAGCCGCTCGTACCAAAACACTTTCACCATGACTATTTTCCCAGGCTTCGCGGGACCATGCTGCGAACTTTCTTTTAAGCCAACCCATCTTCTTTTCCTTTTTGATACTAGTATATACAATCTCGCTAGGCATGCTACCAGACATTGTTCTGGCATACTTTGCTTGACCTAATGTCGAACCTTGTGACATTACTTCTTTCTTCCCTTAGGAAGAGTGACTTGAGCAGTTGGATACAGAGTGCGAATCACACCCATGATGTCTGATTCCTTGTGCTTTTTTTGAAAAGCCTTGATAGATAATTCTTTAATCATTACTCTCTCCTCTAAAATGCTTGATTGTAGTCTACTACTTCACAATTCCTACTAATCTCTTTGACGAAATAAACACATCTAGGTTTTTCGCCGTCATCGATGGGGACACATAGAAACTGTCCATTGCGAAGTCTCGGGGCATACCAAGTGACATCTGGATAGATATCTAGAATCTCAATTGGTAAGAATGTAGGAGAGAACGAACTCAGGGGGTTAAACTGATAAGCATGGAAACCTCTGTCATTCAGACTAGAGAGGGGAAGAGTTTCAAGATCACCGTGTTCTTGTTCTCCGATAAGTATCTGCCAATCGACCGGCATCTTAATAGCCTTGTTACCAATTCTAAGAACCAGAGCCGGACTGTTAAACGATTCTAAGAAGATCAGAGGGATATAGTGATAGTCAACGTTTGCGGGCGTTGAGTTATCAAGAATAGCAAACCTAAGATCATCTATTTCTTCGGGAAGCGTTTCGAGGTTGTAGTATTGATTTTCTAATGTTAAAATTCTCATAATGTTACTATAGCTTTTCTGTTGTAAAAAGTCAACACCTTAATAGTCCAATTTCTCCAAAGTGAACGGATAGTTAGCTTCTTTGTAAAATGCTTTTCTTTGTGTTAGGTGTCTCTTTGCAAACTTGCAAGTACTAGTGATATCCCAGATTTGTACATGGTCCTTGTCTTCTGCTTTACGAATACCTCGTCCAATACTCTGAATCACTCTTACAAAAGATTTACCTGGCTCAATAAGAACCAGATTAAAGATGCGAGGAATATTAATTCCCACGGCTGCGACTCCATATGTTGCCACAATGATCTTATCATCGCTCGTAGCGACTTCATCATATTCTTCCTTTCGTTCTGTTAGCTTCGTACCACCGTTAACAAAGACAGCACCTGGTATTCTGCTGACTAACTCTTTACCTGCGTTAACACGATCAACAAGTACAAGTGTATTGCCAGTCTCGTTGACCTTCATAATGAGTGCAGCCATCTTATCTAGCCTCCGATCATCTTCTAATAGATGCTTCAATTCACTCTGGTAGTTAGCGAACTCGACAGCATCTTTAAGTTGAACAATGTTAACGTGGCACTTAGCAAGAACTCCCCTGTCTTGCAGTTCACTTGCGGCAAGCTTACCGATAACAGGTCCAAGTGAAACTAGAAGGGATATACGGTCCATTTCTGCTTTAGGAATCGTACCAGTCAATCCCCAACGAATCGGTACATATGATAGTACACCAGTGAGCAGCGTCTTTAGTACGTCAGCCTTGGCCATGTGAACTTCGTCAACGATAACGCAACCGATGCCTTCAAAAAATGATTCTGCTAATTCAGGATCACCGTCATCTTCTTTCGTACCCTTGAGAAGATTGTTGAGAGATTGCCAAGTGCAGATAGTATGCGTCTTGCCATAGTCTTTGCGATCACCGAAGTAAACACCAACGTCAAGACCTAGATTGATGTAGTCTGCTTCTGTCTGCACGACTAGCGACTTGTTAGGAACGATTACGAGTGATCTACCGTAAGGTTCAGCACACAATGATAGTGCTGCTGTCATCACAGTCTTACCTGCCCCTGTTGCAATCTCTTGCAGTGACTGTGGGTTGGCTAGGAAGTTGTTAACGATTTCTACCTGATAGTCACGAAGCACTACAGGTTGACCCTCACGCTCGTGTCCTTTCGGCCAGCAGATGTGAGAGAAGGTATCTTCTGTTACCTGTTCAAACTTTAATTCAGCATGTGTTTGACGCAAGTCCTGAACTTCGATATCATATCCCTTATCATAGAGATAAGGGATGATGCCATCCAATAGATTAAGATATGTGCTACCAGCTAATGAGAAGTAACTGATCTTGCCGTTCCATCTACCTAGGCGCACTGCTGGAAGATATCGTGCCCCTGGCTTTTCGTACTCGAACATCTTCATCAACGCACGACGATCACCTACTTCTAGACCTTCAATCTTTACGTTGACTTCATCTTTGATTATAATCTTTGCTTCGTTCATTTGACCTCCACTGGTCGTGAATTCTTCAGCACGACTATTTTATCAATGTTGTGATTTATATAAGTATTTAAGCGAGTATTTAAATGGCTATGCGCCTGTAACAGAAAAGACCTAGGAGGAATAGGAGAATCCTGTTTAAAATCAGTACTTGTTGCCGGCACTACAGAAATACCCGTCAATGCAGTTTCAATATCTGAACGGAATTTCTTGTCCATGGCCAGTGTTCTGTCTAGCAAGACCCTTTGAACCTTCAAAGACCTCATCCATTTTGCTACTTGAGAAATACTGTCTATGTCAACTTCAGTCACATATTCATATGCAAACTTCAACTTAGGGTCATCACCATAAAAATCAGGATGTACTGGAAACTGAAAGCGAGAGATTGCATAAAGAGCATCAATAGTCATTGACAAGTCAAGGTTACTGATGAATTCTGCAACAACCGGGTTAGCTGCACCCAACACAATCCTATCGTTGAGTCG